GACCTCCGCAACGGCATGGACGCAGGCAACAACGGTCACCCCGAGCAATTATTCCATCGCCGTAACCAACCTGCTGCTCTCCCAGACTTTCAACGCACTGAACAGCTACGACCTGAAGGTGCGGGTGCAGGATTATTTCTACTACATCGAGCAGACGGTTTCCATTGCGACCAAGCAGGTCATGATGGACTTTTACAAGGACGGCAGCGGCATTGCCTTCGGCAAGGTCGCGGAGCAGTCCGGGAAAGTTGAGTTCGGCTGGCCGGTGATTCTGTCCTCGGCACTGGGAGTTGCCTACGGCGGCACAGGAGCTACCACAGCGGCGGCTGCACTTGCCAATCTGGGCGGCGTAAAGAAAACCGGCGACACGATGACGGGCAACCTGAACATCAGCGCGTATCTCTACCCGTCGCTGCTCCTGTTGCCGACCTACAACGATACGACGAACAGAACCGTATTCGAGGGCAGCTATGTGGGCGCGTCCTCGTTCGCTTCGTGGAACGACAGCAGCGGCAATAACCGCCGTATGCTGGAGGTCAGGAACAGTTCATATGAGAGCAACATTGACAACGCTGTCATGGTACGCACATGCGACAACGGCACGTGGGGCAACTACCGCGTGTTCCATGCGGGCATGGCCACGGGTGTTCCTGTTGCCAATGGTGGCACAGGAGCCACCACGGCAGCAAGCGCCCGGAGCAATCTGGGCTGCAACAACGCTTCCAATCTGACCACCGGCACAGTTCCTGCGGCACGACTGCCGTTCAAAGTCGCCTACGGAAGCGCGAATATCAACGGATCCACAGCGGCGAGTATCAACTATGCGTCTGCCGGGTTTACGTCCGTCCCCAAAGTGATCGTGACCTATTCCACCACGAGCACAAACTGGTCGGGCGACAATGGCGCGATCAAGGTATATTCCAAGACCACCACCGGCGCAAACATCATCGTGGGTGGTTCGTTCAGTACCACCCGCGCTGTGGACTGGATCGCTATCGGCACATAAGGAGGGATTCATTATGAAAGAAATGTTTGAACAGGTCATTCAGCTGGGCAGTTACGATCTTGCCCAGCTTCTTTCTACCATCGACCGCTATCACATCGAGGGCAAGCTGACGGACGAGGAACGGCAGGAGCTCTATATGAGCGCCCGACGCGGCGCGGAACCCGGCTACGACTATGCCGGGGAGATTGACGCGCTATGGAAAGCTGTCCGTGAACTGCAAAGCGCTATTTCGCAATCGCCACCGGAGGAACAGTGGCCGGAATTCGTTCAGCCCACGGGGGCGGGTACGGCCTATCAGATCGGTGACAAGATCACGTTCCACAACGAACACTATGTCTGCGTTCTGGCACACTGTGTCTGGAGTCCAGCTGATTATCCGTCAGGCTGGGAGAAGCAGGAACAAGGCTAAAAGGCAGCTCATCCGGGCTGCTTTTTTGATACCCACAATCATATTGAGGAGGATTTGACCATGGAAAACTTCACCATCGAACTGGTCTGGACGAAGATCCAGATCGCCATTACTGCGCTGGGCGGTTGGCTCGGCTATTTTCTGGGAGGACTGGACGGTATGATGATCGCACTCATTGTGATGATGACGCTGGACTATGTGACCGGCGTCATGTGTGCCATTGCGGACAAGAAGCTGTCCAGCGAGGTCGGCTTCAAAGGCATCTGCCGCAAGGTACTGATCCTCATGCTGGTAGGCATCGCGCATATCGTGGACACCTATGTGATCGGCAGCGGCTCTGCCCTGCGCGGGGCGGTCATCTGCTACTACCTGTCCAACGAAGGCGTGTCCATCTTCGAGAACGCGGCGCATCTCGGCCTGCCTGTCCCGGACAAGCTGAAAGCCGTGCTGGAGCAGCTGCACGACCGCAACGACAAAGCAATCCCGACCGACAAGGGCGACGGCGAATAACCGCCGCCTATTTTTATGGAGGTACAACATGAGCGAAAGAAAAGACACCCCGTTTACCAATGAACACTTCATTGCTTTCTGCGAAAAGATGGTTGGTCAGCCCTACTGGTATGGCACCTGCGTGTACAAGTGTACCCAGAGCGTGCTGAACAGCAAGACCGGACAGTATCCGTCCCATTACGGCTCGGAGCGCACCAGCCGCTACAAGGACGACATCGCCAAGAAGAAGGTCTGCTCCGATTGCGTTGGTCTCATCAAGGGCTATATGTGGTCGAACGGCGGCGTGGGCGTCATCGAGTCCATCGGCACCGACAAGACCTTCACCCGCAAGTATGGCTCAAACAAATGCCCGGACAAGAGCGCCAACGGCATGTTCGAGTATGCTAAGAGCAAGGGCTGCGCGTGGGGCACCATTGACACCCTGCCCGAAATCCCCGGTCTGGCGCTGCGCTCGGATGGGCACATCGGCGTGTATATCGGAGGCGGCTATGCTGTCGAGGAACGCGGTTTCAACTATGGCTGCGTCAAAACGAAGGTGGCTTCCCGCAAGTGGACGCATTGGTGCCAGCTGCCGTTTATCGATTACGGCGACGGCGCGATCAGCGGAAAGCCTGCCGATACCACCGAGACGGAATATACGCTCGGCTCCCGCTCCCTGCAGAAAGGCAGCAAAGGCACGGACGTGAAAACCCTGCAGGAGCTTCTGCTCCGACTGGATTACGATCTGACCAAGTACGGCGCGGACGGTTCCTTCGGCGCGGAGACGCAGGCCGCCGTGACCGCCTTCCAGAAGAAGAACGGCATCAGGGCTGATGGTATCTACGGCAGCGAAACCCACACGACGCTGATGGGCGCTGTGGCACAGAAGGAGGTTGCCGAGGAGCCGGTTGAGTCCGCGCCCGTTGAGCCTGAAACGGAACAGCCGACGGTAACGCAGGTCATCATCGTCGGCGGCACAGTAAACATCCGCACCGGCAATGACACCAAGTACAGCCGGATCACCAGCGCGAAGGACGGCACAGCCTTTGAGTGGATCGCTACCGCGCAGAACGGCTGGCATGCCATCGTGGTCAACGGTCAGGTCGGCTGGGTGTCCGGGCAGTACTCGAAAATCGCATAAACATCATCATTGACGGTTGGCTTCGGCTGACCGTCTTTTTTTGTTTTTGGAATGTCCACATTGCCGCCTCCTGTGTCCGAACAGGAAAGTGTAGATCACGACACGGGAGGTGCCCAATGAAAAAGGACAAGGATGCAAATCAGAAAAAAGCTCAGTATCTTCGGCAGGCAGGATACAGCTTCGGCCAGATTGCCAAAGAGCTTAATATACCAAGGTCAACGGCGAAGTCATGGTGCTACCGTACCTCGGAAAATATGCAAGAGGATCAGCCCATGCAGCCTGAAAACCTGTGCCCACAATGCGGCAAGGCACTGCCTCCATCCAAATACCGCCCTCGGCGCTTCTGCTCGGATGCCTGTCGGTCAGCATACTGGACAGCCCACGGAGAACAAATCAATCGCCAAACTGCCGTCAACGCTGTTTGTCCGGTCTGTCATAAAACCTTTCAGGACTACCCCAAGCATCACCGCAAATACTGCAGCCATGACTGCTATATCGCGGATCGGTATTATGGAGGGCAGCGAAATGACGACTGAACAACTTCGACGGGAAACGCTCTTTCAAGCAACCATGGCCTGCGTGGAACGGATGCGCAGATCAGGGTTGCTTACAGATGCCGAGTACGAAAAGTGCCGCGAAATGATGCTCGAAAAGTACAATCCTCCGTTAGGTAAAATTGTCTCAAACTGAGTAGGATTCTATTGACTTTCAGGGCTTTCAGAGTGATTAATCGTGTCCGAAAGGAGGTAGTTTTATGGCCAAGACAATCAGGAAAATCGAAGCCCAAGCGCCCGTCATCACAAGGCGCAAGCGTGTCGCAGCTTATGCCCGCGTCTCGATGGAAACCGAGCGTCTGGAAAACTCGCTTTCGGCGCAAATCAGTCATTACAGCGCGCTCATCCAAAGAAATCCGGCTTGGGAATACGCAGGCGTTTTCGCGGATAACGGTATCAGCGGAACGAGCACCGACCGATCAGACTTTCAACGCCTAATGGCAGAATGCGAAGCGGGGCATATCGATATCATCCTCACCAAGAGCATCTCCCGCTTTGCCCGCAATACGCTGGACACGCTTGTGGCCGTTCGCCGTTTGCGAGAGCTTGGCATTGAGGTGCAATTCGTGAAGGAACACATCCACACCCTCAGTGATAAGGGCGAGCTGCTGTTAACGCTGCTCGCCTCTTTTGCACAAGAGGAAAGCCGATCCATCAGTGATAACGTCAAGTGGGGTGTGCGCAAACGGATGAAGCAGGGTATTCCGAATGGGCGCTTCCGAATTTTAGGATACCGCTGGCAGGATGACCGGCTGGTCATTGTCCCCGAAGAAGCCGCTATCGTGCGGCGCATCTATCAGGATTTTCTCGACGGAAAGTCCCGGCTGGAAACAGAACGGGCGCTCGACGCCGAGGGAATAAGAACGATCAACGGGTGCCGCTTTCAGGATTCCTCCATCAAGGTAATCCTGACGAATGTGACCTATACCGGCAACCTGCTTCTGCAGAAGGAGTACATTAGCGACCCCATCAATGGTAAGCGGAAGAAAAACCATGGTGAACTGCCGCAGTATTACGTGGAAGGAACGCATGAAGCCATTATCGATCAGGCCACATTTGACTTTGTGCAGCAGGAAATGGCGCGGCGTAAAGCCCTCGGCGCTCGGGCTAACAAAAGCTTGAAACTTTCCTGCTTCAGCGGCAAGATCAAATGTCCCCACTGCAATATCAACTATGTGCATGAGCCACAGCGCCGGAAAAGCAACATAGAATATTGGCTCTGTGGGAGCAAGAAAAAGAAAAAGGTCGGTGACGGCTGCCCAGTCAAAGGAGCCATGAGCGAAATAGCGCTGAAGAAATGCTGCGCTGAAGCCCTCGGCTTGGATGAGTTCGATGAGGAAGTTTTCGCTGAAAAGGTGGAGCACCTCGAAGTCCCGGAAAAGGATCGGCTGACGTTCTTCATGCAGGACGGCAGCGTATTCACCCGCGACTGCAAAAACACAGGCCATCAGGACTGCTGGACGGAAGAACAGCGAGCTGCGGTTTCAGTGTATCGGCGCAATCATGCCTCGAAACGATCCGGTAGTACCTGCTTCACGGGGAAAATCAAATGCAGTTCCTGCGGGATGAATTACCGGGGAGCACTGCAAACCAACGGTAATACAACCACCCGATACTGGCGATGCCCCAGCAAAGGCGAAGCCTGCAAGAAGGGACTGCGCGACGACCGGCTGCGGGAGCTTTGCGCGGATGTACTCGGCATAACCAGCTTCGACGAGGCCGCTTTTGAAAAGGAAATCGACCATATCACCGTTTTGCCAGAGACCGTCTTGGAGTTTCACTTTATGGATGGTCGGGTAGAAACCCGCAGCTGGTCATATGAACGCCACGGGCATAAGTGGACAGCAGAGCAGAAAGCCCGCTTCTCGGAATCCATGAAAGGACACTATACCCCGGAACGTAGGCAGGCCATGAGCGAAAAAATGAAGCAACTCAGGAAGGAGCGAGGAACAGAATGGCGAAAAAAGTGACAACAATAATGCCGACCTTGGCACGGTTTACCGAAGCGCCCATAGCTGAACGGCGTAAGCGGAAGGTAGCTGCCTATGCGCGTGTTTCTACTGACAGCGACGAGCAGTACACCAGCTATGAAGCGCAGATCGACTATTACACGCAGTACATCAAAGCACGGGACGATTGGGAATTCGTCAATGTCTATACGGACGAAGGTATTACCGGCACCAGCACGAAGCACCGCGAGGGCTTCAAACAGATGGTCGCGGATGCCCTCGACGGGAAGATCGATCTCATCGTAACCAAGAGCGTGAGCCGCTTCGCACGAAATACGGTTGACAGCCTGACCACCATCCGGCAGCTAAAAGAAAAAGGCGTCGAGTGCTTTTTCGAGAAGGAAAACATCTGGACATTCGACGGAAAAGGCGAACTGCTCATCACGATCATGTCCAGCCTTGCGCAGGAAGAATCCCGCAGCATTTCCGAAAACTGTACATGGGGTCAGCGTAAGCGTATGGCTGATGGCCGGGTTTCCGTTCCCTTTGATCACTTCCTCGGCTACGACCGGGGCGAACACGGAGAGCTCGTCATTAACGAAGAACAGGCAAAGACAGTCCGGCTGATCTACGATTTATTCCTTCAGGGGCTGACACCGCATACCATTGCCAACCGGCTGACTGCGATGGGTATTCCGACTCCGCGCAGAAAAGAAAAGTGGAATCAAGGCACCGTCAAGAGCATCCTCACCAATGAAAAATACAAAGGTGACGCCCTGATGCAGAAAAACTATACCGCTGACTTTCTTACCAAGAAGCAGGTGCCCAACAATGGCGTCCTGCCGCAATACTATGTGGAAGGCGACCATGAGGCGATTATCCCGCCGGAGACCTTCGAGCTCGTACAACAGGAAATGCAGCGCCGAAACAACCGAGGCAGTCGATACAGCGGCGTGGATATATTTGCTTCCCGTATCGTCTGCGGAGAATGCGGTTCTTACTACGGCGCAAAAGTATGGCACTCGAACAGTAAATACCGCCGGATCATTTACCGCTGCAATCACAAGTACCACGATGGCCAGCCCTGCACAACGCCGCACCTGACTGAGGAAGAAATCAAAACCGCGTTTGTGGCGGCGGTCAATAAACTGCTCGGCAGCAAAAATGAAGTCATTGCCAATCTGGAAACCATGTGTGAAGCACTTTTCGGAACGGAAGCGCTCGAAAGAAAGAAAGAAAAGCTGAGTGCGGAAATGACCTTACTACAGGAAATGATACAGGCAGCCATCAACGAGAACGCCCGCGTCGCACTGGATCAGACGGCATACCAAAAGCGCTTTGATGAATTGAGCGGAAAATTCGAGGAAGCCAAACACCAGCTCGATGATGCCGAAAAGCAGATTGCCGATAGGACTTCGGCGCGGACGGCGACTCGCCAGTTCATCGGGACGCTGAAAAAGATGGACGGACTGATTACCGAATTTGACCCTTCGCTTTGGGGCAGCCTGCTCGACCACCTGACGGTATACTCCAAAGAGGACGTGCGGTTCACATTCAAAGACGGAACAGAGATCAAGCCGTAATCCGGCGCAAATAAAAAAAGCATCCTGTGGCAGTTCGCTGCAGGATGTTTTTCATTGGGCAAAACTTGGACACTTTCCATCGAAACAATAACTGTACAAGTTTTTTCGACCACTCTTAAACGATACATTTCCTTGTATCAACGTCGTAAGGGTTTTTTCATACACGGAGTAACCCTCGTCACGCTCCTTGATGCTGTCTATTCCAATCACATTGGCAAGAATACGGGAAACTTCAGCCGGTGTATAGAACTGGCCTTTGCTTTTGCCGCTTTCTGTGGCGAAATGACGCATCAGATATTCATAGGCATCACCAAGAATATCGTCACCGCTGGCTTTGTTCTTTTTGAAATTGAATTCATCGCGCTGGAAGATAGCAATCAGCCCGGTGAGCTTATCCACCATTTCTTTTCCGCTGCCCAGTTTGGCCTCGTCGTTAAAATGGGCATTGTCGATCACACCGCGGAGATTGTTCTCCCCGGCTTCCGCCAGCTTGGCAATGACTTTGTCCATTTCTTCGCCGATGTTTTTATTGCCCTTCAAGGCAACCAAATCGTCGAAACTGCCGCCTTCTGGAACAGTGATATCGGCATATTTTACACCCTTGAACTTGTCCGTGACATACTTCACGAACAGAAGGGTCAGAATATAGTCCTTATACTGAGAGGCGTCCATGCCGCCTCTCAGTTTATCACAGCTCGC